GATCGGAGATATTAGCGTTAGCTTCTCCACGCTCTGTGATTTCGTCGATAATAGTCTCCCCAGAATCGCCAAATTCAACAATCTTGTTGTCCTTACCACGCGGGAAAATAAGCAGAACTTTGTCATTATAGAATCTGCTTCCAACTTGATTTCTCTTAAATCTCTGCGGAATCTCAACGAACAGAGTTCCCTCGTAGTCGCCAAGAGTGCCAGTATGAGCAACGGACTCTTTCTGAGACGGAGCAATCCAATGAACATTGATCTCAGCAAGCTTATTGAGTTCTTTCAGCGCAGCTTTGGTACCAAAGATAACAACGTCGGAATTATCATTAGCAATAGATACGTTCTCGATAATAGTATCGAATCTCTTCTTTGTTGCCTGAGCAAGTGCGCCAGTATCAACAAAACCTTGTGTTACAGGAAGCTTTGCAGCAGCATCTACAATATGCTCATAAATAACATCCTGGATCTGATGTGCGTAAGCGATAGCAATAGCAGCAACCAGTTTTGCCCAATCAAGATCGCCAAGCAGATAGCGGTCAATGTCTCCACCAACAGCAACTACATAACGAGCCATCGGGATTGTGGTGTACTCGCCAGCACCCAGTCTCTGGAGGATGTGATCATGGTGAGTTCTTCCGGCTTTTGCAACATTAAGAATAACGTCGTCCTCGGTCCAGAACTGAAGTTCGTCACCAAGAGCCTGATTATGCTCATTTACCAATTCCTGGAACCATTCGCTTTCCTTAAGGCCTGTTGTTACGATAGAATCAACAGTCTCCTCAATAACACGGAAATATTCCTTTGCGTGATCTTCGTAAGCACGCTTACGATCTCTCTTAGTAGACTTAGCGGTAATTCCGAAAATCTTGCGGGAGATCTCAAGAAGCTTTGCCTCTGCGTCACGTTTATTGATAACTTTACCTGTTTCATCGTCGTAAATTTCATTACCCATGGCAAGATCATACATAAGGTTCTTCAGACCTTCGTATTCAACTTCCATTTCATTAAATACACTTAAAACATGATTTGAAAATGTAAACATATCGTTCTTTCCTCCTTTCTCTATCTATTAGCTTCCAATAACAAGCTTCTTATTTGCAACGGTAACTTCCTTACCAGCATCATTTGTGGTAGGCGTTGTGGAAAATCCCTCTTTGGAAATTTCAAAAACATCACCGATAGTTAATACGATACCTTCAACAGTTTCGCCATTTTTGTTGTACCAAAGTTTCTCCTGACGAAGATCTCTGTCCTGACGAGTCGGAATAACTGTTTCATAAATTGCGATAGCTTCTACCTGTGGATTTGTTGCAGTTACCTCGACATACCAATTCCCATTAGCAGCCTGCTCAAGAATCTTCCCCCTAAATGCTGCGGGCGGGGTTGTCTGCTTATACTGATCAAAACTTACATAATCTCCACGACCTACGATAACGCCATTATCGGTATCGGAGGTAAGTACGATATTATATGTATGGCCTACTCTTGTGGCTAAAACTTTACTCGGATAAAAAACCGCATGAGTGGCGTTAACATTAATGTCCATAGCCATAATGTATCTCTCCTTTCTTAATTTTTCTTAAAAATAGATCCATAACGTCCCTTCTTCGTTCTCTTAGAAGGCTGTCCAAATAATTTCTTATGTTCATTAGGTTTATTCTCAGCCGGAGTAGAAGAGAAGTTAAGATTTCCTTCTTTTGCATACTTAAGTAATACTTCATCAAGATGAGCCGTTAATTCATCCAAACTAAATTTATCAATGTCGATATCCTTGAATTCATCTTTATCAAAGATAGACTTATAATCATCAGAAGACATAAGATCTTGTTTCTTAGCTTTTTCTTCAGCTGCGCGATACTTATCAAGTTCGGCGGATGCAGAAGCAAAATTAGCCTTAAGCTCATCAAGAGCTTTCTCTTCGTCGTCTGTTACGAAAACAGAATGCACTTGAACTCTGTCTCCAACAAGTGAATACACCCCAGATCTTACCTTGTAAGACTGGCGGAAGGCGCGTCCCGTCCACCAATCAGACATAACAACTTCTTTATCGTAAACAATAACGTCGTACCAACATCCGTCGGTCTCTCCATATGTCTCGTTGACAAGCATTGTTAAAGCGGAAATCTGATCTTGTAAAGAAACAGCAAATTCCTTAACAGTTCCATCTGTCATTACGACCGCATAACTTTCGGGTGAAACCTGGAACTCGTCTGCGATTTTCTTGGATTCTGGGGTTACATCATCGTCTATAACGTCATCTTCTTCACCGGAATCGTCATCTGACGTATCTGGGTCATCTTTCGGATCTGTGTCATTTGTCGGATTGTCTACCGGATCATCATCGGCAAAATTTTCATCAGTTCCGTTATCCTCGGCTTCGCCTTCTTCATTAGAATCACCCTCAGAAGGTTCGTCTTCGATTTTTACATCTTCGAATAATTCGGCGAATTTAGCTTCGAGTTCTTCATCAGACATCTCTGAATAATCAAAATCAATGTCTTCTTCTGTTTTGTTATATTTCTCTAACAGTTCCTGAAATTTGTTCATTCTCAAACCTCCTTTCTGAGTATTTTTATCTATATGAAAATTGGATAATGTCTCATTAAGTTTTTCCAATGTTTCAATCAGCTCTTTATCTCGATCATAGTTCATCGTAGACGCAGAAAATTCATCAATATTCAGACGACTTCCTTCCATACCTTCTAATATTTCAGTGCCGTCTTTTTCACTGCCGAGAGCAGTTACTCCAGAAAAGATAAAGTCTTCAAGAACGAGCCATTTATTCTCGATATCATACGACATTTTATCAATAGCTAATTCGCAAGAAACTTTCGTACCACCTTTCCTTTTAATGATTTCGGCGGCTTTACTATACTCTGTTGGAATAGCCACGACGGCTTCGACATAAGTTTTATCATTGCTTTCGTCATAAACTAATTTCGGTTTATCAACGGTAAATGCGCCAAGTTGTCTCTCTATGTACTCATATTCGTATTCGCCATCCTCATTCTCAACAAGTTCTATATCATGAGAATGGAAGTCATATGTCCCATCGTCTAATTGATGAATGGCACCAAGAAATGGACGATATGCAAGAGACGGAAGAGCCTTACGCATATCTTTTTCTGAAATATAAGAATTATTGCGGTTTAATAATGTATGACAAATCCTTGCCGGATAAAATTCCAATCCTTCATGCATAAAATCTTTATCTTCTTTTTCTTCGAATTCCACTACATCTGGAACTCTAACAAAAATCCTATGCCCGGTTTCTTGTGAACTAAAATTATACATTTTATTCTGCTCTACAAAATTCACAAGCTGATCAAGCGTTAATATACTTTTCTTTTTCATACTAACCTCCTTTCTTCTGGAAATATAAACATCTCCAAAATAGGAGATTAAACATGTAATATATTACTAAAACTAACTTTCAATTTATCGAAGTTATAATTTCCTTCTTTATTAATAAAAACCCAACCGTTTTTATCGTCAACAAGTTGAAAACCATCTGCGATAAGTTTGTCGCGGGTTTTCTCGTCTTTGGTTCTTAAGAATAATGCTCTTTGAACACTCATCTGTATCACTCCTTTTATTCATTTGCGCGGTCTCTCTTGTCGGCGGATGCCTCTCCATCTGTAGTTTGCTCCCCAGGATCAGCAGCTGGACGACCACCTTCATTTGATATATCTGATCCAGATGTAGTAAAAGAAGATTGGAGCGGAACAAATTTCGATGTTACATCAAGGCATTCCTCCTCAAGGAAGTTCATAGCAATAGTTTCCCTTTCGCTGAATCCAAAGAGCGCATTAAGAGCTAATTTATTGGGCAGGCCATATTGACAAGCTTCGAGTAGATTTTTCCTCAACTCATCCTTGGTATAACTAGAAACTTCGAAGAACTTAACCTCGCAAGGAGTAGATACCTGATATGATAAAAACCTATTGGTCCAAGCTTGAATTTGAGGCAACAATGAACTGAGGGCGTATTCCGTATCCGCACGAGTGGCCGCTCTAAAAGCTTCGGCGCCACTAATACTAGCAGCATTCAAAATCTGTGCGCCACCAGATGTATTCAATACGGACTCCGTAGCTTTCTGAACCTTGGTCGTATCACTTGCCGCATCTGTTGGAAAGGCTACCTCATGAATAGGAGCGGGAGATATAATTGCCGATGTATAATCCGGCAATGCTTCTCTGATCATCCTATTATAATACTGCTTAACAACCTCTGGATTTACCTTCCAGTCATCTGGCATATCTGTGTTGTTCAAAGTCTGAAGTTCCAACCATAAGAGCTTATAGATAACTTGCTCATCAGCAATAGCCTCAATATCTTCAAGATCGCTTAAGTTAATCAACGAATTAAAAATACCGATAAGAGGCGGAACAACAGTTTCCCAATCCTCGGCACGAAGTTTGAAACAAACACAATACTCATCAGGCATCTGTTGCCAACGATTTTCATTATTCCCACCAAAAGCTTTATACATACTTTCGAATGGTTCTCCAAGCATTTCAAGCAATGTTTCCTTGCCTCTGAAATAGGTCATATCCATGGCAAATGCGAAGTCACCTTGCATATAAATGCCATTGATCTTACAATAGTCTGGATCCAGCTGATAAATAAAATGCCCGGTTTCGTCATAATAATTACAACCATAAAAGACATCTTCGCGCCAACACACAATGGCTGCTTTGAGCATTTCATATTGTAAATTCAAACGATCCAGTACTTCGAGATTCTCTTGATAAATTCTAAGCATTTCATCTGGACTTGGAGGATTTGTTAAATCAAAAGGAGGTATTACTGTTCTTGCTTCCATACACAACATATTTGCTAGATACTTGATAAGCCTGTAATAGACTTGTACTCTATAAGTTAAAAACCGCGAAAGATTACGCAAGTTCTGTTCATTACTACTGATATTTTCTAAATACTGACGAAGAACTTCTTTGTCGAAAGTAGAGATTGTACGGTTTACTCTATTTTGCTTTATATCCCGAAGAGCAGTAATTGCTTGACTCATTTTTTCTTCGGCAAAAGTAGCAATACCATTACCTTCTAGCTGATGTTGCTCAAATTCCGGAATTCTTTCTGCTACGGTTTTTTTAGATCTTTTCATTTGTCTCGGCATACGTACCTCCTTTCTACATTTTAGATCCATATTTATTGAAACCAGGTCTCCATCCTCGTTTGATGGGTAAGCTATTAACGAAGTTAGCTATGGAGTCTGGTGTTGTAGTTTTCTTTTTATTTGTTATATTTTTACGGCGTTCTTCTTGCAGACAGAACGAGAACATACATGCACAATAACTTCTATCGTCATGTAATTTGCTACGTTTTTCGGGCGTTAATTCGAAACTATCTTTGCCAGATTCGCGTTTAATACGAATCATATTAACTATTTCTTCTTTTAATGCGTCGATTCCAGCAAGCGCGGCTTCCTCTGCCCAGTCAAGTTTCACCATCTTAGTTTTTACGTTTTGAAGATTACTTAATTCTTCTGCCATTTGATCTTCGAATTCTTCGATAGATAACTTTTTGGCTTTTAACTTTTTAGCAATCTTTTCTTTTTCTTTTGCTAATTTTTCTTCATCTACATCAAACACAGTTAAATATCCTTTTCCATCGTACGACGCCGTAAAAGTTATTTTATTTTGATTAATCATTTCAATCATAGCTTCGTACATTTCAGATTTATGTTTGGTAGGAGACATAAGATGAATCTTATCGACCGCACCCGGGAATTTTTTGACGTATTCCGCCGAATATTCTCGATCAATCAAACCTTTATGCTTCTTTCCATCTTTGCCTACCCAATCTTCCATAAGATAGTCAGCTATATTAACACCACCACCGCCAGATCCGGCATCAATATAAATTCCTAAAATATTAGAATAATTTTCGTCTCCACCTTGATTGTAATCAAGAATAACTTCTTTAAGATATTCGACCTGATCTGGAGTCTGCATTGGAGATTTACGTTTCTTACCTACATCAATGAGGTTAATACAATTCAAAAGACGTCCCTTATATTCAATATCGCCGTTAATATCTTTATCTTGATATACTTCACCAACTAGGATGACAGAATTATCTCTAGATCTAGCTGGATCGTAACATATAACAATTTTTCGTTCACCAGTATCATTGTATAGGACTGGTTTATATGTTAATTCATTACGAGCAATAGTGCCTCTACGAACAATGGCATTTGTTCCGGCATCAGAAGTAAATTCACAAAAATACTCCCTTCTTGCTTTTTCTGGATTGTTCCTAAGAGCCGATTCAACTTTGTCTGAAGTTAAAAGAGGAGCGCTTGGCCGCCCATGAATTGTTGGATGCATAGTTAATTCACAATCAATATGAGCAACAAAATATCTATTATCACCCATAAGCATTCTCTTGCTAAAATCACGATACATGGCATAGAATTCACTATCTGTATCAGAAGCCGAAGATATATAAATCAACTGATTTGGCAATTCTATTGGAAGTGCTTTTAATCTTGCTTGATCCAAAACTTTTCCATCTACCGTTCCAGTTCTAAAGTTTTTATCAACAATAGTAAAAGCCTTATATACCTCTAAAAGGTTACTATCAAGCCATCCGCATTCATCAAATAGAACCATATTGCTCCTGTGTCCCCTGCGCCGATCTACGTTCGAATTTAACGTCTTAGTAAAGGAACCGTTATATAAACTATATGTAAAACCATCACTACTATGAGAAAACCCATCGCCAGCAGCATTTTTAATTTCCACTTCATTTTTAAAAATTACTCCAGTAGACCCAACCATACTATCTATCTGATCATTAGCAATACGCTCAAGTGTAGTAAATGTTTGTTGTGCCTGATCGCCGGATCCGCTGGCGATATATACCCAATCTTGAACAAGCATTTGTTTCGTCATTATTAATAAATCGGAGAAAGTGGATTTTCCAGCGCCCCTTGAGCAGAGCAAGATAACATTAGGACAATTCCATGCACCCATAATCATATAAGTTTGGAAATCCAATAACTCTATATTAAAAAAATCTCTAATCATAGCAATAGGATTCCTTAAATAATAATTGCGAATCCAAGCTATTTTTTTTAATCCCTCTATTTTTTTAGAAGACAACGGATACACAGATTCTCTTTGATATACTTGATAATTTCCGTTAAATAGAGTATTTATAATTTCATTTCCATAATAACAACAACTTGCTATATCATCGTTATAATAATTTGCGATATTACTTTCCATTACCCATCAACTCCTTAACAATTCTACGAGTCGTAGTAGGAGGATATCCGGTAATTGAAATTATCTGAGACGGAGTTAATGTGGGATCCGAATCTAATATTTTTTTTATTACTTCAACTTTTTCTTTTTTTGCCTCTTCTTTTGATAAATATCTACAAAGTCCTTCTTCTGTCCCTCTTCGTAAATAATCAG